TGCCGAGCAGCACATCCATCTTCTTCAAGCCCTGTTCTTTGGTTTCAATCTTTAGTTGCGAACAGAACTTGTAAAACTGCGCTAAATTAAATTTCATGCGGTCAGCATTTCATATTTGTAGTGATTAGCAAACAACTGATACGCCACTTCTTCATTTTGAATGTCTGCCATTTGTTCTGGCGTCAACTTCCACAGCATTTTGTCATCATCCAAGAGTTGTCTAAATCTTGAGTGATGTCCAAACACCTTGGTAATGTCCATGCCCTCATGGGGCGCACCAAAGTGTTCAAAAGAAAAATACTTAGCTAATTCATCAGGGCAAAACTGAATGCCCACATTCTCTAACGCAGGCCGCATAAAGCAGCAGACCTGAACATCCTCATTCATCAACACCGGATTAGGCATTTGGTTTCTCATGATGCCGTACTTAGAAGGCGCTTCTAGCATGGCCTTACTACGCAGGCTAAAACCACCGTTCTGCACCACCTTTACATTCTCATCACCCCACCAGGTGTAAGCGGTCTTGTAAAAGCCGTTAGGCAGTAATGCAGCGTGTGTCAGACCACCCACATAGTCATAGGTCAGCCATTCATCTCGCCAGTTGTCACCATTTAACGCCCAACCGTCGTGTTGCACGATCAGGGCATACGGTGTGTCGATATAGTTATGCAACCCGTACAGCACAAACTCTGAATACGCATGGTAGTCCAGTCCGTGCGCCACCAACTTCTGTGGCACATCTGTCTGCACCGCCACATTGGTAATCAGCAAAGGCTTGCTGCCAGGCAGTGCTGCCGCAGTCTTCTTCAAAGCTGGCAGGGCGATCCGGCCTCGCCCATCGCCATAGATGGCAACCACCGTAATATCTGAATATCTATCGTTTGCCACCGCGACGCTCCTTATCAAACTCACTCAAGTTCCAGTTGGCTATGCGATACATAGCCTCTTTGTTCTTTGCTACCCGCAACAGTTCCCGTGCTATCTCTGGCTTGTAAACCTCATTCCAAGTCCTGACCAACTCCCGCTTCTCAGCAGGCGAATAAGCCCGTGCAGCCTTCTGCATTTCATTTCTCAGAACCGTTCTGGACAGCAATAACTCCTCCCGATACTTCTCCTCAGGCGTAGGCTTCTCCATTCACCACCTTTTTCATCCTCGACAACTCAGCCAAACACTCTGCTAACAGGCCAGCAGACCTGGCTTGCTGCCGACGCAGTTCCATAATCAACTCAGCATGATTCATCCGGCGTACAGCCTCCCAGTAATCATCCTGCGCCATGTCCACATAGTCTTCCCTTAACTCCACTACCTTCATGTCACCCTCCATACCCTAATACCATCCCCTTCTTTCCTAGCTGAAAACTTGTACCCCAACTTCTTACTCGCCCGCCAGTTGGCGTTCAGCACAACCTGCATACCCAAACCCACCACAAAAAAGCTGTCACCCACTTCCATATCCCTGTGCGGATACCGACTCTCCAACTTGGGCGGCATCACAACACCTCTCTCAACCATAATCTCCATACCACCCTCACTATACATACCTAACCTCCCTATCACCACATAATCATCATAGGCGAAAAAAAAGCCCCTGACAACCAGGGGCAAACTCTCACCACGAGGAGAGCTTCAGCGAAGAAGCCCTAGCATAGCAAAAAACGTAAAAAACTTTTGGGGGGAGCCAGTTGGGGGGCGCGCCATCCCACCCCCACCTAGACCATCGAAGTAGCCAAAAGGACAATCTTGCCAAGCTGTTACCGACCAAACCCGAAACAGTCCAATATCGTCAGGCGATAGCCTGGCTTTATCAATATATCGCTAGTAATAGTTACGTTACCCCTTAACCGAATTGTTAAATCTACCCGAGGGCTGTTTGTAACACTTCAGCCTTTCCTTTTCCGCAACATACTGACCATATTACATATAGACTACTTACCTACATACCATATATATATATGTAACTATATAGTGCGACTATCAGATATGTTTTCCTGATAGAAATATATCATTGTATATCGCCTTGAATAATCGCTTACATAATCATATAATAGGTTTCAGCAACAATGATTAATTCCTTAACGGAGATTCGAAAATGAAAGATTCAACAATATTCTTACTACTTGGCACTATGCTTTTACTGATTAGCATTTTCGGTATCGCTATCGGTAAGCCGTTAGTTCTCTGCGCTGTACTGACAATGGCAGGATGTGCATCAATGGTAATTTTTTTAGTTGCTTTATCGGAAGACAATTAACCTTCAATTCCTTTCAGGAGATTAGACAATGAATATCTATCAAGAAATTACCGATTCAATCATTACAGAACTAGAAAAAGGCGCTGCTCCATGGGTAAAGCCTTGGAATGCTCCAATGGGCGCTGATAAGAATATCGTCAGCCAAAAGCCTTATCGCGGTATCAATAGACTGATTCTCGCCATGTCAGGCCTGCGGTATGAGGTTCCGGTATGGGGCACCTATAAACAATGGGCAGACAAAGGCGCTCAGGTTAAAAAGGGTGAAAAGGGTACAAAGATTGTATTTTGGTCACAGGCCAAATCAACGAATCCTGAAGGCGAGGAAAAGGCCTACGCATTCGCTAAAGCCTATTTTGTATTCAATGTTTCTCAGGTTGATGATTTTCCTATCATTCCGTCAGGCGATATTCCGAATGACAATGCGCGAATTGAAGCTTGCGAGAAACGCATTGCAGCTACTGGTGCGCGAATCGTGCATGGTGGTGACACGGCCTGTTTCATTCCTAGCAGTGACGTTATCAGAATGCCAGAACTAGGTACTTTCCAGAGTTCCGAGCATTATTACGCTACTGCATTCCATGAATTAACTCACTGGACTAGCGAAAAATCACGCTGCGACAGAGATTTATCCAAGGGTAGATTCGGTAACGCTGAGTATGCTTTCGAGGAATTAGTTGCTGAATTAGGCGCTGCATTCCTCTGTCAGCATCACCAGATCAAGGGTGACTTGCGCCATGCTGGTTACATTCAATCTTGGCTAAAAGCATTAAAGAATGACAATAAGGCTATATTCAAGGCCTCAGGATTAGCACAGCAAGCTACCGATTTTCTAATGAACTGCGGTCAGCAAGCAGAAGAACTGATAGCCGCTTAAAACCTGACTGTAAGCCCGTTATGCGGGCTTATGGGCGCGTTTTGTGCCGATTCCTAATTGGAGATTAGACCATGCTAAATGATTACTATGAGTTCAAGATTGCAGGCCATTGGCTACCAGCACTAGTAAATGATGACTTTACCGGCTTATCTCAGGCTGAAGTAAATTTAGTAGAGGACTGGATTTACCCTCACTTGCGACAGTTGCCAGATATGACAGTTGCTGTGCTGTTTGATGAAGGTATAGGATTTGCAGAAGATGAAATTACAGGTCTATATGCTGACTGCTATGCGGTTCGACTGTATTTCACCAATAACAATTTAGGAAACTAATCATGCAAACCTTACTCGAAATGCTAGGTGGCTTTGTGGCTTTCCTATTCCTTTGGGCTTTTCTTTTCGTTTTACTATCATTCTGATTACAGGCTTTTTAAGCCGTTTTTCCGTCAAGGGTTATCAGAGTATCGGTAACCCTATTTTTTCGGCCTGTAGGCCGTTTTAAGGGGATTAGATATGTTTCCTGGTTACTACTCAGAACACTTTGCTAGAGCAAATGGTTGCGTCAATTGCAGCAAACCGCTAACAGGTGAAATGCTAGATTCGGGCTATCCACCAAATCGTGGTCAATGGGTAATCAAATGCAATAATTGCAATATGTCTACCTGGTTTGATTTGAACGATCAAAAGCCGTTTTAAGCCGTTTTTAAGGGTGAGTGATATCCTAACTTACCCTTTTTCGTTTTATCGCCGCTACGGGGCTCTAATCGCTTCCTAGCGGCATTTGCTATCAGGAGGTTGTATGTCACCAGCTAAGAAACTCGCCTTAGTCAAAAATTCTCCCGCGCGCGCACCCGCAGATACGGACAAGCCGACAAGCATCCTTGACCAAAGATTTCGTTATCAAGGTTCTGTCGAAACCGATCTCCGCGCCAGGTTCAAAGCAATGGGATTCAAAACCCCAAAACCCAAGAAACCCCAATTCGGAAAATAACCCCTGCTTAATTTTTAAGCAAATCGGGTTTTTCCATATATATATTTTTTAAGAAATATAACCATTGTCGATAATACTACGCAGTAGTATTAAAGGAACTAGTAATGTAGTAGTACTAATGTAGAACAGTACTATATCTATATAATCAAGAATCATGCCAGAAAGTTATTCACATAGTTATCCCCAGCTTTATCCACAGGCTATTGACTGTTGTGAAACGATAGAAATTACTCATTGTTAAAGTTGTTTGTGTTACTGTAATGTCCGATTGTGCAATTTCAGCACGACTGTAAACTTATTTACAGGTGATTAGAAACTTAAAGGGGATTAGTTATGACGTACCTGAAAGACATCAAGCTGTGCGTAGACTGCGCGTTCTACGGCAACCAACACGGTCAGCGAGATCGCTGCATCAATCCAGAAGTTACCGAGGTCAGCATGGTAACTGGCAAGGAAGACTACCCTTATTGCTTTGCCCAACGTCAGTCCTACCGGCTTGGTGACTGCGGTCAGTCTGCGCGTTTCTTTGTCCTGAATGAAGACAGGCAAATAGAACAAGAAAAGAAGCGCCAGGAGTTCGAGGAAGCTATGCGTGACGCACCATTCTAAGGGGATGCTATGACTACAGACATACATACCTGCCATGCTGACTGCCAGCGCCCTGTTTGCGTCCTGGTACGGGAAGCAGTAGCAGCAGAGCGTGAAGCTTGCGCCAAGGTCTTAGATGAGATGGCGGCTAAAGACAGATTGTCGAACTACTACCAAGTAGCTGCACTTGCTATCCGCGAAAGGGGTGCGCCGTGAAGAAACTAATCTTTTTCTCAGTTTTGCTAGCAAATCCTGCTTTTTCAGAAGAATGGTGGGAAGCCAAAACCCAAGCTGGCGGCAAGATCATCCTGACCACACAGACTGCTGATTGGTGTCCTAAAAACTTCTTGATTGGCTACATAGAAACATCCAAGCAAGACGCTTTCTATGGCTGCTGGACAGCCGCTAATGACCGTATCCATCTCAGACTGAAAGACGGAACCATCAAGATTTATGACAAGGAAGGATGGGTCTACAAAAATGATAACAAATGAAGTGAACCAACTACCCTGGTCGCTCACCTGTGACATTGCCTGTCGTGCAATGCTGCTAAACATTACCTTTGAGCAAGCAGTTCAAATTGCTATCCGTCAATACTTAGAAGTTACTAAAGGGGAAACGAATGACAAGTCCTAATCAATCTGATTTCGCGCCAGAGATTCGGCGTTCTGCTTGGTGGTCAGGTGACAGCCGCAAAGCCGCTAATGGCAAAGCTGCTGATGTCATCCTGGAGAAGCTAGGCAAGAAGGAAGTACCTGATCTGTCCGGCATAGAAGCTGTCCAGATGGGCAAAGTAATGGAACCTACCATTGCAAGACTATTCCAGGACAAGCACAGGATCGAACTCAAGGACGCAGACTATGCACTGGCACATCAAGATGAACTCTGGCTTCGCTCTCACTTTGATTACATCAGTGCAGATGGACGAACGCTCGTTGAATGCAAAAATTACAACGCTGGCGTTATGTCTAAGTTCGACGAAGAAACAGGTGTGGTTCCTGCTGCTGATATGGCGCAACTCATCCACGAAGCTGCCGTACATAACGTCAGCGAGATATACCTTGCAGTCCTGTTTGGGGGGCAGGCATTCCGCACCTATCACTTCACCATCACTGACGCACAGAAAGAAGACCTGATCCGACAAATGGCAAAACTTTGGGGGATGGTAGCGACAAATACCCTTCCAGAACCTGATTCTCTCGACAGCGTAAAACTTATCTACCCTGAGTCCACAGAAGAAACCATTGTGGCCTCTGGCGCTGTTGAGAAAGCCTGTGAAGCCCTGAAAGCCTACAAGTCCAAGATCAAGGAACTAGAGGAACAGTCAGAGTCCCTAGAGGTCGCTATCCGTGGCTACATGGCAGAGAAAGGTACGCTGACAGACTTAGGTGGCAGAACGCTAGCAACGTGGCGCACTGCTAAAACAAGCAGCAAGTTTGATAGCAAGTTGTTCCAGCAAGCCATGCCAGACATCTATCAGAAGTTTGTCGTGGAAACCCCAGGCTCACGCCGATTCCTACTTAAATAAGGAGATGAGAAATGAATAACTTTCAGGCCGATATAGATTTGCTTTACGCGCAAAATAGCGCAGATTTAGAAGCGTTGGAAGATGCACGATTTACGCTTGAAGCAATTAAAAATGCCGATCCTGGCACTTACGACGAAATCATTGATGAGTCTTTGCGACTGATATTGAAAGCGTTGAATATGTCAGGCGGTGGTGATGCAATGGAAAGAATCGCTGATGAGTTAGGGGTGCAAATATGAAATCAACCAAAATTAACGGGAAGGTCACGACAGACCATCCTATGCACAAACTTTATGAATCAGCGATAGATATTTTGTCTAAAACAATCCAAGCATATAACCAAGCAAAAGTACCACTACCACAAGATTTTTCGTTACCTATATGGATGGATGGTGATCCTATTGTAAAAGTCACCATTGAAATTGGTGCAAAAACAACTGCGGATTACGCAATCTTTAAAGCCCAAAATCAGGGAGATACGCAATGAGTAACTTAGTACCTGTTCAAGACATAGAGCGCATGGCATTAGCTGTGGCTAAGTCTGGTCTATTTGGTGTCAAGACCGCAGATGAAGCTATGGCCTTGATGCTGATAGCCCAAGCAGAAGGTCAGCACCCTGCTATAGCTGCGCGTGACTATCACATTATCCAAGGCAGACCAGCACTCAAAGCTGACGCAATGCTGGCACGTTTCCAAAACTCAGGCGGCAAAGTCGAATGGAAGGATTACACAGATGAGAGAGTCGCTGGCGTTTTCAGTCATCCTGCTGGTGGCAGTATCACTGTTACTTGGACGCTTGATCAAGCAAAGCATATCGGTTTGGTCAAGCCTGGTAGTGGATGGCATAAGTACCCGAGGGCAATGCTTAGAAGCCGATGCATTAGCGAAGGCATTCGGGCTGTCTACCCAGGCTGCGTGGTCGGGACGTACTCGGTGGAGGAAGTCCAAGACTTTGACGATAAACCAGCGAAGGCTAGTGCGCCAGAGGTTAAGGATATGGGAGCAGCAGAGATCGTCGAAGACATAGCAAATGCCAAGAAGGTAGGTGAAGATTTTTTGCCACTCTACATTCCAGGTCAGGACGAACCATACGATACAGCGGGGAGTTTAGAAGATTGGGAGATTATCTTTTACCAAATGATTTCAAAGGTAAAAGCAGGAAAGCTGGATGACAAGCAGAAGCTGGAAAAGCTGAAAGCATTCAAAAAGGCCAACCAGCACGTTATTGAAAACATGACACCGACAGCAAAGACCAAAGTCTTGGCAGCAGTCACTACCTTGGAGGAAGCATGAAACAGCATCAGTCAGAAGCAGGTAAGGGCGTTCTATTCCAGAACGATAAGAAAGCACCAGGGAGCGCACAACCTGACTACAAGGGCGTGATCACCATTGACAGAGATGTCAAGGCCGGTGAGCAGATCAAGCTAGCTGCTTGGAAGAAAGCCACCAGAGTCGGTGAATTGATCTCTCTGGCGCAGGATAACTGGACACCCGATCCTAATTACCGCAAGCCACCAATGGAAGCGCCAGCGCCGACATTGAAGAAGCCGCGAGAGTATGACCCGTTTAAGGACGATGCAATTCCATTCTAGATATGGCTAAGTCTAGTCCTACACAACGAAGTCTTGAGTATCTGCGGGAGCAGGGCTATTTCTGCGCGATAGTGGAGAAGTGGAATAGCTTTACCAAGCAGCGGCAAGACTTGTGGGGCTGGTGCGACATCCTGGCTATTCGTGAGAACGAAGTGTTAGCGGTTCAAGTGACTAGCACAGGTGTCGCAGAGCGCATCAAGAAGATTCAAGAATCACCCACGGTTGCGCTAGTCCGTAAAGCCGGTATC